TTCATGATGCAAGACAGACCTGTTGTTGCTTACCAAGCTGACAGTGTTCCTGGTCGTTTCTGGGGTCGTGGAACGGCTGAGAAGGCCTACAACATGCAAAAGGCTGTAGATGCACAGATTCGTAGTCATGTAGACTCATTAGGGCTTACAGCAGCCCCTATGATGGCTATAGATGCCTCTAGAATGCCTCGTGGACAGAAGTTTGAGATACGTCCTGGTAAGAATATTCTTGTCAATGGTAACCCTCAAGAGATCCTACAGCCCTTTAAGTTCGGTGTTACAGACAAAGCTAACATCGAAACAGCTCAAATCTTCGAAAGAATGATGCTACAGGCTACAGGAACCCTTGATACAGCTAATTTACCAGCTCAAGTTAGTGGTGGAGACGCAGCAGCAGCTGGTTTAGCCATGGCTGTTAGCGGTATCATCAAGAAAAACAAACGTTCATTGGTCAATTTCCAAGAAGATTTCCTTATTCCGTTCGTTCAAAAGGCTGCATGGCGCTATATGCAGTTTGCACCAGAGCGTTATCCTGTAAAAGACTTTGAATTTATCCCAACAGGTACTCTGGGTATGGTTGCTAGAGAGTTTGAACAGGCTCAAATGATGGCAATGATGTCTACACTAGGACCAAACAGCCCTATTGTACCGTTATTGCTGCAAGGTATCGTTGAATACTCGTCATTACCTAACCGTGAAAGCCTATTACAGCAACTTCAGCAGCTAACACAGCCTAATCCTGAGCAACAACAGGTTCAAATGCAGGCTACACAGCTTCAATTAGCGGATGCACAGGCTTCTGTACAGGAAAAACAAGCTAGAGCACAGAAAGCTACAGCAGAGGCTCAGAAAGCCGCTATGGAGGCTCAATTGATGCCTGAGAAGCTTAAAGTTGATGTAGTACAGGCAGCCTCTACTAACATTGATGACCCTAACAGAGAGTTTGAAAGACGTGTAAAGATTGCTGAACTACTACTTAAAGAAAAGGACATTGACAATAAGCTAAACATTGTCAAAGAACAAAGTAAACAAGATATGATGAATTGACTTGACAAATTAAAAAAAGTGTGGTATAATAACAACAATGGATCAAGTAAAACTTACAAAGTACTACGAAGAACGATTTGATTTAATGAGTCATCCAGGATGGAAAACACTTCTGGAAGACGCTAAAGAATACAGAAACGCTGTTGCTGACATTACAACCATCTCTGATGGTAATGAATTGCAAGAGCGTAAAGGTCAAATTAAAGCTTTAGATTGGCTCCTGACGATGGAACAAGTCTGGGAAAAAGCCTACGAGGATATAACGAATGAGATTAATGAATGATTTTCAATGCGAAGATGGACATCTAAGCGAACACTTTGTTGATCATTCTGTTGAATATGTGCAATGCCCACATTGTGACAAACTAGCTTATAGACAACTAGCAGCACCGAGAAGCAAACTAGAAGGTATCACTGGAGCTTTTCCAACTGCTTATAGTCGATGGGCTACGGTTCACGAACAGGCAACTAAAGTAGCAAGATCTAAGTCCTTTTATGAAGGGTAGCTTAGATTCCTTTTAATTCCTAACAATTGGGTTATCCCGACTAGGAGAAGCAGATGGCTGAATTTGTAGATTCTATTGATGATGTACAAGACGAGTTTCAAGCTGAAGAAGTAAAGGCTGAAGCTCCACCAACACCTGAAGAACCAGCGATCCCTGAGAAGTATAAGGGTAAATCACTGGATGACATTATTAAGATGCATCAAGAAGCTGAAAAGCTTATTGGTCGTCAAGCACAGGAAGTTGGTGAAGTACGTAAACTCGCTGATGAACTCATCAAGAGACAAATCACACCACAGGAACAACCTGTTAAAGCCGTCGAAGATGATACTGACTTCTTTGCCGATCCTGTTAAGGCAGTAAATAAAGCGGTTTCCTCCCATCCAGCAGTGATGCAAGCCCAGCAAGCAGCAGCACAAATGGCTAGGATGCAAACAGCAAACAGGCTAGCTCAAACACATCCAGATTATACTCAAGTGATCGCTGATCCAGAGTTTGCTGGTTGGGTTAATGAGTCACCTGTTCGTCAGAGACTCTACGCAGCAGCAGATAAGCAGTTTGATTTTGATTCAGCAAATGAGTTGTTGTCTAACTTCAAAGCACTGAAGAAAGCTAAACAGGACACTGTTCAGCAAGCAGCACAGCAACTACAGGATCAACGTAATCAAACACTAAAAGCAGCTACCGTAGCCGTTGATGGCGCTACTGGTGAAACGAGCAAGAAAATATATCGTCGAGCAGATCTTATTCGGCTCCAAATGACTGACCCTGAGCGTTATATGTCCTTACAAGATGACATCATCTCAGCATATAACGAAGGTAGGGTCCGATAACTTAACTTAAAGGACTTAAAATGGCATCAGCAGCTTATCCTGGAGGTAGTTCCTCCATTGTTAACAAGACCAATGCGGATAAATTTATCCCAGAAATTTGGTCAGACGAAATCATCGCTTCCTACAAAAAGAATCTTGTTATGGCGAACCTCGTCAACAAGATGACGATGCGTGGTAAGAAAGG